ATTAGTGCATACCATTCCACCTTGTCCACCTGCAGTAATAATATGAGATGCATAAAAACTTGTAGTAACTAAATCATTATATTCACCTGTTGTGCCATTTTTACTTTTATAATACTTATATCCAATAGTATCAGCACAATCTTCAATAACTTTTAATTTATGTTTTTTTGCAATTTTATAAATTGCTTTCCATTCACATACATTTCCTAATAAGTTTGGAATCATAATTGCAACTGTTTTAGAATTAATTGCACTAGTGATTGCTTCTATGTTTGGAATAAATTCAGCATGTTCAACATCTATAAAATGAGGAATGAGTCCACACTGATAAATAGGTGCAACTGTTGTTGCAAAAGTTAATGCAGGTGTAATCACTTCACCCCCTTTCGGTAAATCTAAAGATGCTAATGCAATTAAATTAGCGGATGATCCAGAATTAACCATCACTCCATATTTTTTACCAAAAATATTTGCAACTTTATTTTCAAACTCTTTAACTAATGGACCATCCATTAAAGTTAAATGGTTTTTTAAAACTTCATTGACTGCTTTTATTTCTTTTTGATCGTAAACTGCGTTTGCGTAATATACTTTATTAGCCATGAAAGGCTTTTACAATTAAATATAAGGTTTGTAAATAGATTTAATTATACCTTTATCTTTTAATTTCTTTAAATCACCTTTAGATAATTTAGAATAATCTAAGTCTTCATATAATTCTAAATGAGGATCTTTTTTAGGTTTTCTAGTAAATAGATTTTTAATCCACTTAAACATTATTTTCTCTTAATTAAATCTGTAGCCTTAAGTCCGTAAACGCTAGCTATGACGCCCACGAAAATTGTCTGGTACCAAAAAGGAAGTTGTGAAAAATATTCAAAAAATAATTGCATCTTCTCCATAGCTGCAGGATCATCCGAAAATACTGCCCAAGAAAGCATTACTATGGGAGCCGAGAGTAATAATAAAATGAACTCGTCTTTCCAGTCCGAATTTCTTGATTCTAATAATTTGCCCTGGTACTCACTTTCCCCGCGAGCCATCTTTTCTGCATGATGCATTTGTGCATCTGACATTAACATTTTAGTCTTCTGACGGTTCTGATAAATATGCGAACCAGCTTTCACGGCTAAAGAGATTGCTTTAAACCACATTAAAATACTCCTTTAAATTTTGTTCCTCTTATTGCAGCTCCACCACCTCTAGAAAGTTTTACTGGAGGTACTTGAGAGTTAGGTCCTTTTTTAGGTGGGGGACCAGAAGATACCCCTCCATTTTTAAGTGGATAAAAAATAAAATCTTTTAAAAAACTTGAAGAAGATTCTGATGTTGTTGGTGCTTTTGTTACGGCAGGTTTAACACAAGGGGGTAAACTTCCGTCAGGACATAAATTTCCTCCACTTCCACCTCCTGTATCAACTTTAGGAGGTTTAACAGGTTTTATTAAACCTGCATCTTTCATGTATTTTTCTCCTTCAGGACTCATTACATCTAAAGGTTTTCCTGTAGTTTTATAATAATCTCTTGTTGCTGGTAAATCTTTTGCTCTACCAAATAAAGTTTCTCCTTTAGCTTTTTGAGTTCTAGTTTTTTTTTGTAGAGGATCAAAAACTAAATTTTTCATAATATTTAAACCCATAAAAGGTGTTGGACTAAAAAAAGTTTGCTTAAAAGAAGTTGTTCTTGGTACAGTATTTTTCTTTTGAGTAGAAACTTGATTAGAAACTTGATTAGAAGATTGAGCAGCTACATTTTTTGCATATTGAGAACCTTCACCTACTTTGCTTCTATCAACACCACCTGTGCTTCCATAACCTTTCTTTGCTCTTTCTTCAGCTTTTCCTGGATCTCCCATATCGGCACCACCACCTTTAAATCCTTTTGGCTTTTTCATAAATGGCGTATGATAGGCATGTCTCATTTGAAATTCTTTTTTAGTCTCTGTAGGTTGTTTAATTGCTTTACCTAAATAAGCTTTCTCTACACCTTTAAGATTGCCTTTATTTTTAGTTGCATAAAAAACTTGCTCACCTTTTTTCTTGCCATATCTTTCTTGCATGGACTTCATTATTTTTTTTCCTCTAGGAGTAAGTGGCATTATTTTTTCGCTCCATTCATTTTAGCTTTTTGTATTTCTAATTTTTCTCTAGCAACTCTAATTCTTTCCGCTGCTTGGTCTTCATTATTTTCTACTTTCATCTTTTCAATATCTAATTGTTCTTCAATCTGATTTTCTCTGATCTCCATATTCATCATACCTTCCTCGGCCTTACGTTGTAAGTCCAAAGCTCTTAAATCTAGTTCTCTTTGTTTTAAAGCAACTAATGGATCTTGTTGTTGACCCATAGCTTCAGATTGTGCCAGTTCCATTGTTAATTGAGCAACTCTTTGAGCAATCATAGATGCTATTTTTATCTCTGCTCCTTGCGGATCCACTTGTAACATCTGTTGCATCATAGGATCATTTTGTATTTGAGCCCCAACTTCTCCTTGAGCTAACATAGAAACGTGCTCAGAGATGTGTGATTGTAATGCTGCGTAAACTTGTGGGTTAATCTGCACCATCCTTGTAGACATAAATGCTCTATGAGCTGCAATATGTGCTTGATGGTCTTGAGTTGGAAAAGCTCTAAGTGGTTTTTGCATAATCGCTTCCATATTCTCGGTTGCAGGGTCTTTTGGCATTGGTTTTTCTTGTGGTATTAGTAATTGATCGATATCTTGAGTCCCCAATGCTTCATATACTCTTCGATATGCCTCTCTTAAGTTGTGCATCATTGGATTTGACATTGCAATCTTTAAATTCTCGTTAGCTAACGTTACTCTTTGCGTCATACTCATGATATTTGGGTCGGCAACTGGAATTACATCGACTCGATCATCAAAATCTGTCTGTTTAACTGCTTGATCTGCTCCATATACTGAATATGGGTATATTGGTGGTAGATAAGTACCGAAAACTTTTGCAAGTAACCTAAATTCTCTACGCATTGAGTAGTAACATCGCTTATGAATAGCACTCATGACTCTCGAACCACGTTCCAAGAGAGAAACAGTGGTACCAACAGCTCTATTTTGTAGATCATTGCCAGTATCCATGTTAGTAATCGCTGCAAATTTCTGTCCAGCGTCCACAACAAAGCCCATTAATTGGTATAATGTAGCTGATGGTTCTTTAAATGGTAAAATTTGGAACTGATCTTTGATATTTCCCCCAGGTGCATCAACATCTCTGAACTCTCCTGGTTGAAAAGGTTGGTCATCATCTCTAATTCTTAAGCCTCTCGACTTAAATCCTGCTGGTAAATTCGATAATGTACCTGCATCTAGTAATTGTCTTAAAGATTGTGTAGCAGTTCTGCTTAATCCACCAATCATATGAGTTAAACCAAAGCCATAAAACCCTAATCCTGGTAAAAATTTGAAGTGAACAAAGTATTCTTTTCGTTTTTTAGTCTCATCCATCATGTCATAGTTACGATAAATAGATAAAACTTCTCCAGAGCCTTCATCAATCGTTACAATGTATGGAATCTTTACAGCTTTTTCTGTATCTTGCATTTCAAATTCTTCTAAATTTAAATCGACATGCATTTCTAAAATAGAAAATGAATATTGTTTGTCTGAAGAAGGAGTCACTCCTTCTAATTCTTGGTATTTCTTTTCTATTTCTGTAGGACCCGAAGATGTTGGTTTTAATTCTACGTCTCTATAAAAACCAGAAGCTTGTTTTTTTAAGATTTCATTCTCACCCATTTTGATTACATGAGTAATTCTTTCACAATCCATTAAGTCAGTTGCATAATAAGGAACAACTAAATCTTCTGCAGGAATAAATTTAGATACTGCTCGTTGCATCACTTCATCATAATAAACTTTTTTAAATGCAGATCCTGCTAGTGCTAAATAAAATAATAACTGATCAAACTCTGGAGTGTATTCTTCCATCTCCTCAGTGATCATGTAGTTCATAAAATCTTGAACTCGTTGTGCTTGATTTACTTTCTGCTCATCTTCCATCCCAAGAACTCTAGTTCTTACTGGTCCTTGAGACGGGAGTAATTCTTTGTAGGCTTGTGCTTGAAATTGCGTTACGGCTTCGGATAAAAGTGGATGAGTCACGGATGCCGAACCTTTAAACGGTCTTGTCATCTCAACATGACGGATTCCTAATAAATCTAAATTATTGGTGTAAGAAGTTTCCCAATCTTTTCTTGAGACTCTATCTTTTTTATAATCGTCCAGCAATTGATTAGACATTCGTTGCAACACTTCCTCAGATATGTCCTCTGCAAGGTTTTCATAAAACTCATCCTGTGCAGAAATAGTTTCTTCTATTGTTGGAGCCTCTTCGTCAGAAGATTCTAACTCAACATCTACTTCTTCTGTATCAGGAGTTTCAGTCTCCTCAACAATTGCTTTATCGATTTCGGCCATATTAAAAGTTAATAAAGTTTAGTTGGTTTCATTCTCGCCATTCCGCCACCTCTAGCCTTAACCATTTTTCCTTTTTTTAATTGTGTCTTAGGACCCAATATAACTTTATTTAAAAAATTTTTAAATCCAGATTCAGATTCTCCTCTAGCTTTTTTCATAGCATCGGAATAAACTTTTTTATCAGCATACTTAGTTGTTCCTTTAATTATTGAACCATCATCTTGTACAAAGATAGATTTCATATTTCTTTTAGATGGTAGGTCTGATCTTTTAAGTTCTGTGATTCCAGACTTAGCTTTTCCAATTTGTGACTCCATAAATCTTTTTGGGCTATATGCTTTGTCTGAAGTCATTAATTTTCTAGCAGAAGCCATTTTATCTCCTGCAATACCACTTGCTGTTTTACCACCAAGCATTCCTAGTTTTGAAGCACCAAAAGCTGCAAGACCTGCTGCAAGCATTTGATTTCTTCTTCTTGATTTTTTAGACATATCTTTTCTCCTAATTAATAATATACGTATTTACGTTCTTTATAACTTTGAACCTCATCCTCGTCAGCATAAGTAGTTACGAAAGAACCTTGGCGATATCTTAACATAGCTTGTGTGGTACTGTCTACATAATCATCATGTTCACCATGAGGAAATGCTGCACATTCTTCAATAACTTCGTGAGCCCAATGTTCATCTCTTGGATAATAAACTTGTCCTGCTTCGAATATTGGAGCACAGGCGTTGACTCGTGAGTGTTTATCCTGGCCTCGTCCTGGAGTGTAATCCATAACTGGAATCCCCATTCGTCTAAATTCTTGTAATAAACTTTGACCACTGGCTTTCGCTTCAATAATCACGGTCTCTGGTTGCCAATATTTATATTGGTCGAGCGCTACCATTTTTAATTCTGGAAAATCATATTTACCTTTGATGGCATCGATTAATATAATTGCATCTGGCCCTGATTCGTGAGGCTTGAATATTCCCCATGTAGTAATCGCTGAGTAATCGGCAGTTTCTTTTTTACTGAATGCGGTATCGTAAGATTGAATTACATGTCTTAACGCAGGAAGATCCTTGGTCCACGGCTGCCACCATTCTCTTTTTAAAATTGCACCTTCTTCACTAGTTGGGTTTTGCATGTACTGAGCTGACCAGTTTCTAATCGATATAGACGCTTTAACCTTTTCCAGTTCATCTAGAGACCAGTACTCTGGCCAAACAGGAACTGCTTCTTCCTCTTCACCAATAATTGCAGGGAAAGAAATTTTTTCCCACTTATCTGCTTTAGGTTCATTTTCTGCTTTGATTAATCTTCCGGTCAAATCATCTTCTGCCCATCTTGTCATTACTAAAACAATCGAGCCTCCCGGTTGTAAACGTTGTCTTGGTCCAGAGAGATACCAATCATAAGTTCTCTCCATTGCGCTATCCGATAGTGAATCTTGTTCCGTGTGTGGATCATCAATAATAAGTAAGTCCGCCCCTCGTCCTGTGATAGAACCGCCTACCCCCGCTGCAAAATATTCCCCACCATGATTGGTCTCCCAACGTCCTTTTGCCTTACTATCTTCTCGTAGTCTAACATCTCCAAAGATTTGTTTATAGTCTGCGCTATCAATTAAATTTCTTACCTTAGCCCCGAACCTCGAAGAGAGTTCTGCGTTGTGGGACACTTGCATAATTTTCATTTTAGGAAACTTCCCTATCATCCACGCAGGAAAGTATATGGATGCAAATTCTGACTTAGTATGTCTAGGAGGCATATTTACTATGAGCCTTCCTTTTTTATTATTAGATATTTTTGTAAACTCATGAGCGATATGTTGATGATGTCCCCACTTATCAGGATCTTTATCAGTACGACAAATGAAGTCTGGCCAAACATTCTTTACAAAATATAAGAAGTTATCTTGGCATAATTTTATATGTTTAAGCCACACCTTTTCGAGCCTCTCTCGTAACTGATCGGTGGTCAATAAATCTGTATCTGTCATCTGGATTTAATATACACTCGGGTCCCCTAAAAATAAAGCCCTATTCATCAGAAGCCTTACTACGTCTATTCGTCATACAATGTTAAGGTAAATAATGTAGAACCTAAATTTTAAAAGTTTAAAAAATTGAAAAAAAAGTAATTTTAATTTTGGAATTGGTTTGGTACCTCTATGGGTGTGACATGGTACACGCCCCACGTGTGGGGCGTTGGTTGGTTTATCTCTTCTCTTCCTCTTTAACTAGTTTGTCGATCTGATTGAACGCATACTCTTCGGCTTCTTTGAACGTCATCTCCGAGCCTATCGCTAGGGTTCGAATATGATTGCCCTTCTCGAGCTCTAATTGCCAAACCCCAAAGCCCTCCCTCGTAATATAATCATCTTTGCTCGGTCTAGCCGTTATATAATAGCCTTTATATTTTAATGACATCTAAACACCTCCGATAGTTTTTAAAGATAAAACAATGCCCCCGACTGACATTAACATGCCAGTCACGGGATCAAAGTTAAAAAGAATTATCACACCTAAAAAGGCGATGCTAAAACTAGTTAACATTAAAAATAATCTAAAATAATAATTTATCATTATTTAACTATTTTTGTTTTAAGTTCGATCGACTCACCATCAATCATATAATTATTATATAATTCAGGATGATCTTCCTTAAACTTTTTAACATCAAATCGCGTTGTATTCTTTTTTGCGATCTCCATGTAAAAAGCTTTTGATTTATATTTACTGATTAAAGAGCCCCCAACTCTCTCGATAATTTCTAAGGCTTCCTCTTTAAC